ACCTCAAAGACAAGAACCTTTATTATTAGGTAAAGAAGTTAATATTGATTACTCTAAATTAACTAAAGGTGATCTTAAAAAACTACAAGCTCAAGGAAAAATTAAATCTATTTATGATAGATGACACTGACACAATTGGTCTTGATTACGGAGTAGTTCGTAGAGTTGCCAATAAAAGAATTGAGTCGCTAAAAGACACTATAGTGCACCAGGTTGACAACCTAGAACAACTTAACTATATTAGAGGGCAAATCAAAGGCCTAGAGTCTTTGCTTCAGGATCTTAAAGACCTGCAGCTTAAACAGGAGCGACTAAATGACGGAGAACTTAACAACTTCGGGAGAGACCCCGAAGGTTAAAACAGCATTACTTGATGCTTATAAGACAAAAGAAGAAGTCCAAGAAACAAGATTAGATGCTGATGAAGTATCTAACAATAAACCTCTTTTAGAAAAACTACCTACTCCAACAGGTTGGAGACTTTTAGTATTGCCTTACGCAGGACCTAAAAAAACTAAAGGTGGAATTCTATTAACAGAAACAACTAGCGAAACAATACAGATGACAACCGTATGTGCATTCGTATTGAAAGTTGGTGATCTAGCCTACAAAGATAAAGTTAAATTTCCAGAAGGACCTTGGTGTGAAAAAGGTGACTGGGTAATTTTCGGAAGATATGCAGGATCTAGATTTAAGATAGATGGCGGAGAAGTTCGTCTTCTAAATGATGATGAAATTATTGCTAAGATCAACGATCCAGAGGATATACATCATCAATATTAATACATACGCAAAAACAGGAGCTACAAATGTTAGAAAAAAGTGATTATCAAAAAGATAATGATACCTCCAAAGAGGTAGAACTAGATACCGATGGTATCCAAGAACAGTCGATTGAAGTTGAAAAACAATCAGAAGTTGAATCAGATGAAAGTGAACCTAGAGAAGAAGTTGATTTAGGATATACAGAACCTAAAACTGCAGGAATCGAAGGTATTTCAGTTGAAGAAAAAGAAGATAAAAAAGAAACTAAGGTTGATGATTTATCCGATGTTTCAGATAAAGTTAAAAAAAGAATTGATAAACTAACTTTTAAAATCAGAGAGTCTGAAAGAAGAGAAAGAGCAGCATTAGATTATGCAAAATCTCTTAAATCTAAATTAGATGTATCTGAAACTAAATATACTAAAACTAGTAAAAGTTATGTTGAACAATACTCAGCTAGAGTAGCTGCAGAACAAGAGAAAGCAAGGCAATCTTTAAAAGATGCAATTGTTGATCAAGATGCAGATAAAATTGCTGATGCAAATTCTTTAGTAGCCAAGTTAGCCATTGAAGCAGAAAAAGCTAAAATGACTGCAGTCGAAGAAGATGAAAGAGAAGCAGCTAGGCAAACAGAAATTACTAGAGCTGAAACTCAACAAACTACTCCACCACCTCAAAATCCTACTTATCCAGAACCATCTAGAAAGGCTCAAAATTGGGCTGAAAGTAATGAATGGTTTGGGTCAGATAAGATTATGACAAGTGCTGCGTTTCAAATTCACCAAGATCTTATAGACCAGGGGTTTGACGTAGAGAGTCAGGAGTATTATAATGAAATTGATAAAACAATGAAGGATAATTTCCCTCATAAGTTTAATCGTCAGGAGCCAAAGAAAATCGTTCAAACTGTGGCCTCTGCTCAACGAAACCAAAACGGACGCCGATCAGTGAAACTCACTCGTTCACAAATAGCTATCGCTAAAAAATTAGGGGTGCCACTAGAGGAATACGCAAAATACGTGAAGGAGAATGCAAATGGATAATACTATAAAAAGAACCTCACGCGAGTCAGAAAGCAGAAAAGAAACTATGAAAAAAACTGCTTGGGCTCCACCATCAAGTTTGGATGCACCACCTGCACCGCAGGGATACGCTCATAGATGGATAAGAACATCTGTGACTGGGTTTGAGGATACGGCTAACGTAACTAAAAAACTCAGAGAAGGTTGGGAATTTGTAAGAGCAGATGAGATTCTTTCGAACCCAAGCTTAGGCCAATATCCTGTAATTAAATCAGGTCAATACGATGGATGCATTGGAATTGGAGGCCTTGTGTTGGCAAGGATACCGGAAGAGATTTTAAAATCGCGCGCTGAGTATTTTAATAAAATTACTCAAGACCAAATGACCGCAGTCGATAATGATCTTATGAGGGAGCAACAACCAGGGATGCCAATCAATATTGATAGGCAATCTCGAGTGACCTTTGGCGGTAATTCTAAGAAATAATTTCTTAACGATAACTACCTAAGGCGGCTAATATAAATAAACATAATAGGAGAAAAAACAAATGTCAAACCAATTAGAAAAGTTCGGTCTTAGACCCTACAGAAAACTAGACGGTACACCACTTGTTGGCGCTCAAAACAGATACACTATTGCAAGTAACTACGGTACAGCAATATTTCAAGGTGACATGGTAATTCCAGTTACTGGTGGAAATATTGAAAGATACCCTGGTAATACTTCAACAGCTGTTGTGGGTGTTTTCAATGGATGTTTTTACACAGATCCTACTACGCAAAAGCCGACCTTCTCAAACTACTACCCAGGTTCAGTTGCAACAGCTGATATTACAGCTTTCGTTGTTGATGACCCTGACGCAGTATTTTTAGTTGATGCTGATGCAACGTTCGCAAGAGCGGATCTGTTTCAAAACTACTCACTAACAGCAGTTAGTGGAAATACTAAAACTGGAAATTCGGAACAGCAACTTGATGTTTCTGAATCAGGAACTAATGCAACATTTATTGTACAAGCAATAGATATTTCGCAAGACCCTGATAACTCAGATACTAGTTCAGCTAACGCGAATATTTTAGTTAGAATCAACAATCACTTCTACAGAAGTGGCACAGGACTATAATAGGAGAATAAATTATGGCTATATCACGATCACAACTAGTTAAAGAACTAGAGCCAGGATTGAATGCACTATTCGGCCTGGAATACAACAGATACGAAAATCAGCATGCGGAAATTTTCCCTGCTGAGGCGTCTGACAGAGCTTTTGAAGAAGAAGTAATGTTAAGCGGTTTCGGTTCAGCACCAGTTAAACAAGAAGGTGCTGGAGTAGTGTTCGATCAAGCTCAAGAGACTTTTACAGCTAGATACACACACGATACAATCGCATTAGCATTCTCTATTACAGAAGAAGCTATTGAAGACAATCTGTACGACAGACTTGCAGCTAGATATACTAGAGCACTTGCAAGATCTATGTCTAACACAAAACAAGTCAAAGCGGCTGCTGTTTTAAACAATGGACAAATTACTACTGCTATCGGTGGTGATGGTGTGTCTTTGGTTAATGCTGCGCATCCGTTAGCAACTGGTGGAACGTTCTCAAACGTACTAGCTGTTGCTGCTGATTTGAATGAAACATCGCTTGAGCAATCTTTGATTGACATTGCAGGTTTTGTTGACGAAAGAGGACTAAAAGTTGCTCTTAACGGTACTAAAATGATAATTCCAAAAGAATTACAATTTACTGCTGAAAGACTAATGAAATCACCTCAAAGAGTCGGCACTGCTGATAATGATATCAATGCAATGGTTAACATGGGAATGATTCCTGAAGGATACAGAGTTAATAACTTCTTATCTGACACTGATTCATTCTTTATTCTTACTGATACGCCTAACGGATTTAAACATTTCGTTAGATCACCTATCAAAACTGCTATGGAAGGCGACTTCGATACTGGTAACGTAAGATTTAAAGCTAGAGAAAGATACAGCTTCGGTTGGTCTGACCCTAGAGCCGTGTTTGGTAATGGAAACTTACCTACAAGCTAATAATCGTTTAGATTAAATACCTAGCGGTATTACTTAAAAGGGGTGGTGCATTAATTTGCATTGCCCCTTTTTTTATGTTAAGAAACCACAATGTTCTTGAGTTCATTTAAAATAAACAATAATTTTAAAGAAACAATCAAAACAGAAATATTAGGTCTTAAAAAAAATTGGAAAAAAGATTTAAATAATGTTAAAGCATTAACGTCAGGTTTTTTTCCAAACTATTTATTTTTTGATATTTTAAAAAAACAACTTTCTAATAAATTATTTGAGCTCACAAAATCAAAATATAAACCATCTTGTTGGTGGGCTAATTATTATAATATTGGTCACTATGCCGATGCTCACTCTCATCAACCAGAACACATAAGTAGTATTATTTTTATAAAAACAGATGACACAAATCCTTTATATTTTAATTTAAATCCTGGTATTCTTAAAGTTAAAGAAGAAGAAGGATTAGTTCTATTATTTGATTCAAAAATAGAACATGGTGTAGATTTTTGCAAAAGCCCAAGAATTACACTGGCCATAGATTTTGTTAAGGATAATTAAATGTCTATATTTAAAGAATTTGATTTTAGTGAAGTTTTAAATAAAAAAGATTTTGAAACTAAAGCAATAGAATATCTTAAAAAATATCCTTGTTGTGATAAAAAAAATTGCACACACCCCCTTTTTCAAAGTGATTCCGAGTTATGGAAAGACAAAGATTTTTATCTAATAGCAGAAAAAATAGCTTCAATTATTTTTAACCATTATCAAAAAAAAATTCATTTAAAAATAAGAATGTGGGCTTATTATCAAAAAAAAGATTCAATTCTAGATAGTTATGAGTGGCACAATCATTACAGAGGTGAATCTAAAGAAGAGCTTTCATTTATTATATACTTATCAGACACGGAATTAGGAACATTATTTAAAGTAAACCAAAATATAATTACTTTAAAACCTAAAAAAAATATTTTATATGCATGGAATTCAAAATATGAGCACACTCCAGAATTAGGTAAACATTTACAAAATAGAGTTATTTTGGCTGGAGATTGTTTAATATAGTATTTGTGTGTATAATATAAACACTTAGAATAAATTATTATGTAGACTGACTAAGCAGACGGTATAGAGACTACATAGTATAACCGCTATACAGGAGAAACTATTATGGCAAACACAACTTTTTCAGGCCCGGTTAGATCCGAAAATGGCTTTGAATCAATTACAAAAAACGAAACAACAGGTGCAGTTTCAGTAAACGCATCTTACGGAGCAACTATTACAGGTGGTGTTCAATCATTATCTGGTGCAGGTGCAGTTGATCTTACAAACTTAGTTACAGAACTTACAACAGCCGCAGGTGCTGCTGCAGTTACTTTAGCTGATGGAACAACTTCAGGCCAAATCAAAATCATTACTATGGTTGTTGATGGTGGCGGAACTGCAACTGTTACTCCAGCCACTTTTGCAAGTGGAACAACTTTAGCTTTCGATGCAGTGGCTGAAACAGCTACTTTAGTATGGAATAGCTCTATAGGTTGGATTCTTTCTGCAGACAGAGGTGTTACAATAGCTTAATAAATAATTAGTGGCTCCTTCGGGAGCCATGAACTAGGAGAATTATGTTTAAAGGCGATATACAAGCTACAAGATCAACAGCAGGAAACACAGGGACTGCCGTAATTTCACAACCAATAAGGTTAAAAGGAATTATTGTTGCTAACGATGGTGTTGGAGCAGGTCTTTTAGAATTAACTACCACTTCAAATACTGGGGATACATTATTTATTGCAGACTGTCCAACTGGCGATGTGATTAACTTTTCTTTTCCAGACGATGGTATTTTATTTCCAAAAGGAATATTTGTTAAAACTTCAACAAATATTGAAGCTTACACATTATTAACAGATAAATATTCTGGCCCTAACTTAACAACGAGTAACGGATAATGGGTGGTTCAAGTTTTTCATCAGATCAAGGTAATGCTCATGCAACTGCTACAGCACAACTAGTTGCAACAGGCGGTAGAGTTAGACTAACTTCTATTCAAGGAGAAGGTATTGCATCAGCATTATTAGTTTTTAAAAGTGGTGGAGCTTCTGGTTCTACAATAGCTACTTATGGATTTGGTGTAGATGGTTTATCTGTTTATGTTCCAGGAAATGGTATTGTTTTTGAAGATGGTATTCACGTTACAGTAACTAACTGTCCAAACGTTTCTATAACTTTTACGTAACATGGATTATTACGCTGATCTAGGTTTAGAAATAGGCGAAATAGACATAGATTCTTTTGCAAAAGGTGGAATGCCTAAACGTAATAAGAAAAACTATCGTAGCACTAAATCTGGTGCAGGAATGACCCGTAAAGGTGTTAAAGCTTACAGAAAATTAAATCCCGGATCAAAATTAAAGACAGCAGTTACAGGTAAAGTTAAAAAAGGCAGTAAAGCTGCTAAACGTAGAAAATCATACTGTGCAAGAAGTGCTGGACAAATGAAGCAGTTTCCAAAAGCAGCAAGAGATCCTAATTCTAGACTAAGACAAGCTAGAAGAAGATGGAAGTGCTAGAAAAAACATACTGGATGTTTTTAGACATCCTTATGTATGTTATACTAGGTTTATTATTTTTTTTAATTTTAGGGGCAACATTTATTAAAACCATGATTGACAAATACATTATAAAATTTCTAGAGTTTTGTGACAACACTGTAGCTAAAATATCTAATTTTTTTAACAAAAAGAAGAAGTAACATGATGGTAAAGTGTAAAACTTGCGGCCATGGGTGTCATTGCAGTGAGGATAAAATAGATTCTGAACATTACACACCATTAATGGATTTGTGTGGGTGTAAAAAATGTCTTCATGAAGCAAAAAAAGAAATTGAATACGAGGAGTGTTTATCATGTCAATAGCAGAACTATTTAAGAAAAACTTTGTATTAGTACCTGTCATAGCATCCGTTCTTTTCGGGACGTTCACTGGTATTAAGTACGTTGTCAATTTAACTGACACAATCAATGCTAATCAATTAGCAATCATAAAAATACAAGAAGTTGAGATAAAAGATCTTAGAAGAGATCTAGCTTACGAACAAGAAAAGATGGCAGATGTAAAAACTAGACTTGCATCAGCAGAAGCTACCTGGACCATGGCAGAGAACCTTTACAATGTGCTTGCCAATACGGTACGGGAACAAGGCTATGATATTAAAGACGTAGCTAGAGATTTATTAAATGATTATTAGGTAATGTATGGAGATTCTCAGGATGGATTACAGGTTTACTGCACTATTAATTGTAATGATGACACTACTAGCTTTGTTTGGTGGACCAGCAAATTCTAAAAACGAATATCTTCAAAACGATGGAGGACAATGTGTCTATGGAAGTATGGAAGCAGCTATTACCAAAGTTGAAACAGAACATGATTATCGTATTCCAAGTACCAGTGATTATGATAATGATAGACACGAACTAAGGTTATCATTTAGAAAAAATTTAGGTCTATCTAAAAAAAATTGTGACACACAAAATAAAATAAGAACAGAAAATCTTAAATTAAAACAACAATTAGAATTATTAAAACATTGTAATAAAATTAATGCTAATCCTAGTTATCTATATAATGAAAACTTTAGATCCTTGGCCTTAAAATGTAAGGGTATAATATCAGTTAATGAAGAAGTTTTTAATAAAAAAGATGAAGGAAACCATTGGGAAAATTTAAAAAAAGAATATATGAAGAAAAATCCAGGTGATTATATGGGAGAAGACGCTACAAAAAAATTAAAAATACCTAAATATTTAACAGATGAATTACCGGTACCTACAAATGAGTAGAAAAACTAACACAGCAATGATAGCACTACTTGGTACAATACTAATGGGTTTAGCTACTTGGACATTGGTCACACTTATAGAACTTCAATTAATAGTAACCATGATCCAATCTGATTTGATGTCTATTGATAAGCAATTCGGAAGGGTTTACAATTTCATCGATTCTGTTAGAGGTAAGTAATGCTAATAAATAAAAA